AACGATTTACTCTCGTTTTTCTGAGATAGTAAAAAATGGTCGTTTACGAGGAAACCAGTCGATCAAAAGCAAATTGTTTGAGAAGGCAATGGGCGGCGATACATCGGCTTTAATCTGGATCAGCAAGAACCAGTGCGGCTACAGAGACAAACCTCCCGAAGAAGCGACGATGATTCAATTTAACGTTTACGTTAATGAGGTTCCGAAGTGAAACATGAAATAATGGTCATTGATAATGAGATGGAAACCGATCCCTTACTATCGCAAGTGCTGCAGCTACTGAGGCAGTGGGCTTTGGCGAAGAAGTTTGACCCCGAGAAGTCATTAGTGGTTCGGTTTAAGAGCGAGATTTTTCCGGTGGTGTCGACGAAATGATCCTTAAGCAATGCATCATCTCAAAACACAGCTTACCAAAAGACTTTCCACCCAAGCACAATCGCACTGTGTGGGAACTGATGAAATTACAAACAAAACTAACAAATTTAGAGGCCAAATTGGACAAGAAAATACACAAAATCACGCAAAGCATGAAAAAAGCCGAGAAAGACGTTAAGGCCGGCAAAAGTAAAGCCGCTGTACAAGTGCTCAAGGGCGCCGAGAAGAAGAACGAGAAGTTGAAGAGGGAAGATCGCGACAAGCGTGACCCCATGATCGATAAGTTTAAGAAGGCAAAGAAGGAGATGTGCTAATGGGACCATGGTCATCTGTTAATGAAGGAGCTCTTGAGCCAACTTCGTTATATATATTTGCAAATTCCGAAGGTTCGTTTCTGTTCGCTTCCGGGCAGCAGAAAGAAGCTGTGATAAAGGATTACCCGCAACTCACGGCGTGCCGCCTGTTTTGTGAGTCTCCTTCAATTTAACTTAAGCCAGATTGGTGAGATTGGCAGTACACGGACCCTGGGCGCCATCAGTCATCCCGGGAGCAAGTCTATCAATGGTAATGGGGTAAAGTGGTACAGCGCCGGCGCCGGGACATGCTGCTTAGCTTTACGTAATGCATTAGGGCACATTGATTGCAGGTTCGAATCCTGCATTTGGCAATTATGAAACAAGAAATCAATCTACAAATACCTCTGAACTACAAATGCCGTCCTTACCAAATCCCGTTCTGGGAGGCCATGAGGAGGGGCAAGAAGCGCGCTGTCCTCGTCTGGCATCGTCGTGCCGGCAAGGAAAAGACGTGCTGGAACTTTCTCATCTCAAGGGCCGTTCAGAAAGTCGGCATCTACTACTACTTTTTCCCGCATTTCTCCCAAGGCCGCAAGATTTTGTGGGATGGAGTTGATAAGGACGGCTTCCGGTTCTTGGATCACGTTCCGGCACAACTCATCGACGGCTCTCCGAATGCAACAGAAATGAAAATAAGGCTCAAAAATGGCTCGATTCTTCAAGTTATTGGCACTAACAATATTGACTCCATTGTTGGGACTAATCCTATCGGTTGCGTATTTACGGAGTATGCTTTGCAAGATCCCACTGCGTGGCAACTTATTCGCCCTATTTTAGTCGAGAATGGCGGGTGGGCTGTATTTAATTTTACTCCTCGAGGCGCAAATCATGGCAAAGAGCTTTTTGACATGGCTCAAAAGAATCCGGAATGGTTCTGTCAAATATTAACTGTAAAAGACACTGGAATTATATCTGACGAAGACATACAAAAGGAGCGCGAGGCTGGAATGTCAGAAGACTTTATCCAGCAAGAATTTTATTGTTCATTTACGCTTGGCATTGAAGGAAGTTACTATGCTAGATATTTGCAAGAGGCACGAGATGAAAATCGAATTTCGAGTATACCCTGGGACAGACAAACTCGAGTTTCAACCGCTTGGGATCTCGGTTACGGAGATTCCTGCGCAATCGGATTCTATCAACTTGTCGGCAACGAAATCCATATCATCGACTATTACGAAAACCACGGAGAAGGATTGCCCCATTATGCGCAAGTTCTCAAAGAAAAACCATACATATACGAGAATCACTACGCCCCTCATGACATCGAATCTCATGCCTTTAGCTCTGGACTTTCTGCGCGGGAAGTGGGTTCCTCCCTCGGTATCAAGTTTATTACCTTACCTACTCTCAAACTCCGTCTCGAGGATGGCATTGAAGCCGTGCGTGGTCTTTTTCCGCGTGTTTGGATCGATGCGGAGAAGTGCAAGCGCCTGATTAAGTGCCTGGAAAACTATCGTAAGGAGTTCGACCAGAAGATGGACTCTTATAAGGAGAAGCCGCGGCACGACTGGGCGAGTCACGGGGCTGACATGATGCGTTATCTGGCGATTTCTGTTAAGCTTCACGTGGACGCGAGTAAGAGCGGCGTGAGCGACTTCCAGGCGGATCGATGGTTTAAGGAAGCAAATCCGAGGTTTGAATGACGAATAAATATATTGTTTACAAGCCAACAGGTAAATACGATGTGGTCACTGCCGATTGCGTAATTGCGGATGAGGAAGGAGTTTCTTTTTACATTTCAAAGGAACCTCCTGAAATTCTCATAGCTTTTTATAAGGATTGGACGCACTTTTTTGTTGATGGATACGTTAAAGAAGGGACCGATGATCGTTGACTGCATTAGCTGTCGAGGCAGGATTATACCCATTATGAGCCACCAGAAATCTAAAATGCGCCCTATTGAACCACTTTCCAATTTCACGCTGATAGTTATAATTACAGCCATGATTCTTTTGGAAATCGTTTTATATTTTTTGAGGAAAAAATGATCATTGACTGCATAAGCGACCTATTCAAGTGGATGTGCTCTGATTCAGCGCGGAATTTAGGAGAATTACTCAAGGGCTTAGGATTTACTGGCATTGCAATTGTGGCTTGGCTTTGGCTATTTCAGGTGAAAAAATGGATGTAACTTGCATCAGCGACCTATACCCCAATGGAACACTTTGGCAAGATGAGCGCTCACTAGGAGAAGACGAGCTCGTTGATACTTATATTATGAATGACACCTGGCAATTCCTCGGGAGATTCAGATTGTGGATATAACTTGCATTTCCGATTGCCACGGCTATTACCCCAAACTAGAAGGCGGCGATCTGCTCATTGTGGGGGGGGATTTGACGGCTTCCGATAAGGAGATTCAATACAAGCAATTCTATCAATGGCTGGAAAATCAAAGTTATAAAAAGATAGTCTATATAGGTGGTAATCACGACAATTATCTTCAAAAAATAGTAATGACTGGATTGCTTTTGCATATCGAATATCTATGCGACTCCGGAACCGAATTCGAAGGCTTAAAGATCTGGGGATCGCCTTGGACTCTGCGCTTTGAGGGGATGAATCCAAATGCTATGGCTTTTACCGTCGACACGGAAGAGGAATTGGCTGAGAAGTGGGCTCTTATTCCGGATGATGTCGATATATTGGTGACGCATTCGCCGCCTTATGGATACTTTGATTACATAAACGGTCACGAAGGAACCGGCGGTATTCCCTGCGGAAGCACATCTCTCTTTGAAACTATTCATCATATAATGCCTAAGTTACATGTATTTGGCCATATTCACGAGGAGGGGGGATCTATGAGAATGTTTAGTGAGTGGTATGGAAAGAAGGGGCCACTCACTTTAGTAAACGCCTCCCACGTCAACGAACTTTACGAACCCGTCAACAAGCCAATCAGGATTGAGTTATGAATTTGACTAAAAAGCCTCCAAAAATACAATCTGGCATTCCGGGAATCGAACTTTGTCCGAAATGTTTAGAGATGACATGTTTTGTTCTCCCAAACTACGATCTGAATAATATGCGCATAATAGACTATTCATGTCCGCGTTGTCTGAAAATTGCACATCTTGAAAAATCTAATTAGGATTGAGTTATGAAAGCCAAGTGCTCAATTTGCAAGGCGCGATCCGTCGACAAGCGTCATTATCGAGGCAGACTTCTGTGTCCCGAATGCCATTACGAATACAAAGCGATCTTCGAGGGCTGGCAATCGAATAAAAGTAGTAAGGCTTTTAACAAGAACAATAATTATAATTAAGATATGACAACCCCAACTCCCCAAGCACTTGGCCAACCTCCGATTCGATATCCACTCGACCCAATCGCCCTCGACGTGACTATGGAAGAGCACCTTGACCTGCTGCGCAGCCCGAAAAAATGCCTCGCGCTTGGCATCGACATCACTAATGAGCGATTGATATATGAAGAGAGACGGCAGTGGAACGGTTTTCCGCCTCTTCCCGACATAGATCCGAGGGAGGAAGTGGATGTGCAGTGAGTGCGCGGAGTCTGAAAAAGAATATTTAGAAAAGCTCAAGGAGGCTCAGCGTGAGTTATCCATTCAACATACCCAATGACACCTCGACTGGCGGTGCTGGTGGTGGTGGGCCCGCAACCTCTGGCGGCTCTGGATGCGTGGCGATACCGATTCCACCTCGAGAACGACCCTTTCCGTGGCCTTTGCCTTACTCGGCAACTCAAGGCGCGATTGGATGCGCTAACGGCTCTGGCTTGGTGCAAGTGCCGCTTCCACCTTACTATGGGCCGTTCCAACCTTATTGGCCATACGCTGTGCCGGATCAATACTATCGTGGATTGCAAACGCCGAGCTTGAGGTCGTAAACATTTTTTGATCCATAATAGGTATTATCAGGCGTTGAGGTGAAACATGGGCAGT